AGCAGTATCATAACCAGCCGCCGTGTTCATATCTAAATTACTTGCATATGGCGATTGTGTTTGAATAGTTTTAGAACCAGTAAATGTTTCTAACATTAATAGTGCTTTCTGACCTGTTGGATAATCAAATACATCTTCTAATTCAATTGAACCATCGCCTGTTAATGCAACTTGACCACTTTCTAACGACATTTTATGGTTTAATTCGTTTAATGAAAACTTATCTTCAGCTTGGTCAAGAACACCTTGTCCTGTATTAATCTCTTCGTTTGCATATTCAAATCTAGTTACCCTTAATTTATAAACAGGTAAATTACCTAGTTGAAAAAATGGCTCTTGGTCTTCAACAAATTGTATTTCAAAAAATGAATTCATTAAAGGTAAATAAATTACATCACCCTCATTAGGTCTTCCACTTGCAATTAAATTAGCTTTACTTGCAACGTGTTCCTCAAATCTTCTTTTAGAAACAACAAGTGTTGTATCTTCTCTAATTTCTAAACCAAATTTATTGATTAATTCTTGTTCACCAGCAAAGCCTTCTTGCGTTTCAAAATACATTTCAATCATATACGAGTCATCAAAACGACTTGTCGTATCCTCGCCCATTACAAGGTCTCTATTTACTAGTGTTCTTGGAAGATAATATACGTCTTGACCGTATATTTTTAATCCCTCTATGATAAGGTCTTCGTGTAATCTTTTCTCGGCATTATTACCAATGCCTCTGCCACCTTGAAAGTAATGGTTTATTGCCATAATTATTACCCTATCATTATAGCTGGATTTAATTCATATGTGCTTCTAATCTCTTGTTCTAATTTTTCAACATCTTGCATTGCTTCTGAAAAAATTTGTTGGCCATTTAAGGTTACGCCACCTATCATTTGTACACCACCAAATTTAGATAAGTTAGCACCCCATTGTTTTTTAAATAGAGCGGTCACATATCTTTTCAAAAATATATCATTAAAAACATCTGTATTGTTTGCTGGGTCTAATTTTCTATAACATTCAATTACCAAATATTCACCTACTTGTAAATCATTTTTCCAATCCATATCAACATAAAGTTTATTTTCGTGTTGATTAAATCTCATAGGTTTTTCACCAACTAAAACGTGGTCTAAAAAATCTAAATGTCTTAATACAACATCATAATTTATTATTGAAGTAGATGAAAAATCATATAAGTCATTTAATCTTAATTGATATCTAACGTCAAATAAATTTAAGTTACCTTTATTTGAAAAAGGAAATATATTGATTATTGAAATAATTGAACTTGGTATTGCAAGAAAATTTTGACCCTCTTTCCAGCTATTGGTTACAGAACCGACCGTTGCTGATTCAGTTGAATCACCTGTCATTCTATCTTTATCTGCTTGAGTGTATTGATATTTTAAATATGTTCTTTTTACACCATCATAATGGTATTGAGTAAAATATTGTAAAGCCTCGTCTATTCTATCTTCAAGTTGGTCATCATCTACATTGATTTCAATTACAGGTTTACCTAATGCTCTCAAAGCATATTGTTTTAAATTCTCTCTACTTGCTGGTTCTGCCATTGTTTATACCCTTTTCTGGTATATTTATAATAATTATTTCAGATAGGGTTGATTTTCTGATACTATCGGAAATAAGTTGTCGGAACAGAATAATTTGATATCTTCGTCTGGTAAACCAAGAGATTGCATAACTCTAGGCGTATGTGGATTCTTTTGTTGATGTTCAGAGTAGTAGTTTTGCGCCTTAATTACATCTGACATTTCAGCTTCGCCTTCGTGATTTCTAATTTTATCTATATAATTATTTAAATTAGAAACTGCCATTGTGCAAATTTTATTTAATTCATCTTCTTCTTTTACATTACCAGCGGCTATCATACCTCCCGAAAAGATAGCCTTTGCCCAATCTGGTAACTCTCTCTCTTTACTAGGTTTAAACCATTTATTTTCTTCAATAAACCACTTTGTTAATGGGTGGTCTTTTTGTAATAAAGGACTAAAATCGTGAAAAGCACCTGTAACCTTTTTTTGACCTGCAATTATATCAAAACCATAAATTGGTCCACCATTTGTTAACATAGGAAAAAGACATAGATGAGCCATCCATAATCCTTTAGATTCTCTTACATCAACAACATCTAAATGAGCTCGTCTAATGTATCTGTTATTCCAGGTTCTATTAACCCAACCTAACTTTTCATCATTAAATCTTTCCATACCTGGTTCATTATACTCAACCAGATTTTTATTTAAGACTTCAATAGTCTCATTCTGCCACTTGATTAGTCTTTCCCAAATCATACATTTCCTTAAATAGTTTTGTTGCACTTTCAAAACAAAATATTGCTTCAGGCAACACGTTTATTTCATATACATTTAAATAACTTTCAATTCTTTCTTTTACAATTCTTTTATATTCTTTAGCTTCGTTGTGTTTAAAAATATAATATCTATTAGGTCCAGGCGTTTTTTTCTTAATCATTTGACCACCTGATAAATCACCTAAATGTCTTACATATATATGAGCATATAGTTTTTCATTTTCACCTCTGATAGTATCTAAATGTTTTACATATGCTTTTGTACTTTCAGTTTCTACTGGTGGATTACCTATATCTCCCCATAAAGCTCTGTAATCATAGAATATATGTTCAGCTCTAGGTAAATTTCTTGTATCTAAAAACAAAGAACTTTCTAAAGCATATTGTTCTAGTTTAGAATAACACTTTAATTGATTATAAAGAAAAGTTGCATATAATTTTTCATCAATAGTGCCTGATAATAATTGGCTAACAAATGCTTGACGCTCTGCGTTCTTATGATACTCCCAAGTTAACTCGGTAATTCTATATTTTTTCTCTTGTTCCATCTTCGTTTATTTGATATCCTTGTCGCCAATTTTCAATTTGTTTATCAGATTCTTTTAATCGCCATTCTGCCATTTCCATAGTTTCTTTAAATACATCTGGTGTAGCAATAACAAAATCTGATACATTTACAATTGCACTTACAACAATTATTTGAGCCTTTTTAAATTTTTTAGGGTCATATTTAAATAAAGGTGTAGCAAATGCTTTTATATCTTCATCAACATTTAATAGTTGAGAAAACATTGATAACATTGTAATATAAACTACTTGTAAATCAAAAAAGTCTTTACCCTTATAAAGGTCATAATTTTTTATGCCATAAAAATTAAAGTATTCTCCTATAAATGAGAAACCATCTAATTGTGTTGGTAAAATTGCGTGAGCTGGAGCGTCACCTAATTTAGGTGCTAAATCATATGGCCATTTGTCTTTCCATAATTTAAATAATTCAGGACCTTGATTTAAATGTTCAAAGTCAATTTCATCCATAAATCCTTCAAGTCTATCAATATAAGTCCATACGTTCCACCAATATGTGGCTTGATGTTCTTTAGGATAAATTGAAGTGTCTTTAAAATCAGTAAAGATTTTATGATTTTTAAATTTTTTGAGATTTAAATTTGTCTTATACATTTCAACTCACTTTGTTAATAATAAAATACTTATATAGTATTTTTTAATCTCCTGGAGGAGATTTCATATGTGAACGATAGTTATTACTACCCCAAGATGAACCAGTCGTTGCCTGATATCTATAAGGCATACCATCATATAGGTAAGTTTGGTTATTTGGTGCATAACCTGATAACATTATTTTACCACACCAATTTCTGTATGCATAGTTTTGAGCTGTAGGATAACCATAACAATGTAAATCTGTTAATTTACTATTCATTGGTTGTATACCTCTTCTTTTTCTATGTCTGTTATTAGAGTTATCTTCAAAACCTTGTGATATCATATGCCAATATCCATCAGAACCGTTATTAGGTGAATCAGAATGACCTGAAGCAGTAAATACATAATCATACGCATTACCGTACCAGAAACTACCATCTTCATCTAATATAATTGGTGAGTCATAGATGTATGAACCATCACCTCGTCCTTCGTTTTGACCTGTAATCCATTTTACATATGCTGGTCCTCTTACGTGTGAGAACATTCCGTGCATTCCGCCTGAGCTGTAATAATATCCGTTTTGTGAACGTGAACCTCTTGTTCCATAAGTACCATAGTTACCATCTGAAGTCCATAACATACCAGTTGATTTTTGTCTTATAAACATCCATTTATGTTCATCACCACCACACCAAAACTCGTCAACATCACCGTTTAAATGAAAGTCTGCTCTTTTGAACATTGAGTTATATCTAGTTGCGTTATCACCTAATCCATAGAAACCTGGAACATTTCCACTTGTCATATAACCTGTGTACCACATATAGCCTTCGCCATCAAGTACCCAAGTACCAACCTGTGATTGAGTTGAATAACCCCAATGTTGTAGCATTTTCACACCACCATATTTGTTCCAATCAACTTCAATTCTTCTAGGTATATAATAGTAATATGTTCCTTCGGAAGTGTGTGAGTTAGAACCTACACCAGCACCACCGTGAACTGATTGACCCCAGAACCATAACCAACCATCTTCGTCTAATGCGTGGTATGATGGCTCAGTACAGCCCTCTGCCCACATATCAATGATTCTTTTGTTGTTAAAAAATTCTTGAGGAATTTTAATTGGTCTTTTTACATTTGTTGAGTAAAAAGAAAATGAGTAAGGCGAACCACCGTTAAAGTCAGTTGAGTTGTTTATTCCTGGGTTACCACCACCAAATTGTGCTTGGTTGTTTCTACCCCAAGTCCATACTGAACCGTCTTCGCCTAATGCAAATTGTTGATTACCTTCAGAGTTTTGACCTTGACCTGAAGAACCTATTTTTACAATTTTTGTATCGTTAAATGAACGTATTGTTTCACCTAACCAATCTACCGTATCATCAGCTGATACTCTGTTTGGATAATATCTGTCTGTTGTATTTGTTACCGCTATGTGATGACCTAAATCGTAAGCTGAGTTATCACCTGAAGAATAAACTTCTCCGTTATTCATTAACCAGAAACTAGAGTTTGTGCTTGATACGTGTTGAATTACTTTTGGTGCCTTACCATCAGGCGTTACCATTCTACCTGTATGTTCAGTAGCAGTTAAATTTTTATTATCAGTTGAAGTCATCCAATCTGTAAATGTAAATCCAGCATAACGAGGTCTACCACTTCTTGAATTACCATTTTGACCATCACCAAATCCCATTTGACCAGTTGAGTTATTACCGCCGTGACCTACAAAATCACCATTTGATTCAATTACACCCATTGTATAGTTGGCTTGTCTCTCGTATGAGTTTCTACCCATATTGTATTTCCACCCTAAAGGAGCTCTGTTAGTGTAAGATACAACTCTATTTCTATCTGGATAACCAAAAGGTGATTCGTAAATCATCACCCAATATTCTGAATCTCTTCCATCGTGTTCTACAACCCAAGTATTATATTTTCTTGTTCTTTTGATACATTGATAAATTCTTCTACCAACCGAACACATTTCACCTGGCTCATATTGTCTCCACATTTCCCATTCACCAATATCGTCTGTTGAACGTAAAAATAATTGCCAATATTTTGCATTGTCTGGTCTAAAAGATTTTTGAACCAACCTTGGTGGGTCAAAAGAATAGTTATTAGTGTTAACTAAACCATCATTTGATATTGTATATGCAATAGGACAATCTTGAATACATCTATAAGACTTACCTTTCCAAGAAACGATATCGTTTTTAGAATAAGCAGTCCTATCTTTCCAAGGTCCTTGCCACTTTAGTTTAAAATCTTTTAACTCAAAAGACATATTATTTTTCCCTATTAATTTTTATTAATCTGTCGGTAAACCACGACCTGAATATACTGCATTAATGTCAGTTTTTAAAGTAGCAATTTTAGTTGCTAAACCTGATTCATTAGATACAAGACCTTCAAGTTGTAAATGCCTAGGATTTGCTACATCAAAAGCAGATTGTATTTCTGCAACTTCAATCTGTATTTTGTTTGTAGTTTTTAATTTATTTAATATTACCAAGTCGTCTGCGTCTGAAGCGTCTAATACAGCAACGCCGTATTTTGAAGCGTTAGTACCTGAAGCGTCAACCGTTACCTTTGAGTCATCATAAGAAAAGTATGCTTTTCCATCAATGCTATCTAGGTATTCTGGAGTTGCGTCATCAGTTACCACAGGAGCCACAAAGTCATCTTCTTGAGCAATATCATTTATGCCATAAATTTTCTGCGCCATTTTAGTTTTCTCCTTTAGTATTATTACTATTTATAATAATTTTTTTATCTTCCTTGTCCTGTTGATGTTGGTTGTCCGTTAGGTGAAGTCCAACTATGTGCCCACCAGTTGTGTGATGAAGATAACCAGTTTGAACGACCCCAGTAATATATTTTTCCGTACTCATCAATAAAGTGGTAAGTACCTGCATATTCAGCAGAGCCTTGGTCATCTGTTGTAATTCTCATTGTAACCGGTTTTGAGTTAGGTAAATACCAATGGAAAGGATGATAATTACCATCTTCACCAGTCCAGTTTGTACCTGCTAATGGGTGCAACATAGAGTTTCTTGAATCATAACCATAACAGAATGATTCACCACTATCAGTTAACCAGAATGTTCTAGCTTGGTCTGAATAGTTGCAAGAAGTTTTAACTTCTTTTAAGTTTGTAACCTTTTGTACTACAGCAGGAGTGGTAACGTTACCTGTATTACCTGTTCCTAATGCGTAATATGTACCTGCGTGGCCAAATCCGTAAGTTGTACCATCTTTTACTCTAAAGTAACCTGATTTGTAACCATTGTAATATTGTATCCAAATGTCAACAATATCTCCGTTAGGTGTAGTTTCGTTTTTAGTAAATGTTGTTGTATTAGTTGTAGTACCATTACCAAAGTTACCATAGTTGTTTTCGCCACACCAATGTGTATATCCATTACCATCTAGGATTACAACCCAAGTATCTTCTTCATTTCCTTCACACATAAACACAGCGATACCATTATTAGCAACCGGATCCCAACCTGTCATTTTTACAGGTCTGTATTTGTCAGTTGTCGTACCATCACCTAATTGTCCGATACCGTTATTACCCCAAGAATATATCTGGTCACTTGCTGTTCTAGCATATGAACTATCACCTGTTGTACCGATATCAATAATTTTTTCGTTGTCAAAATACTTACTAGGTATTCTATAAGGTGCTGTTTTGTTTTGTGTTCTACCATCACCTAATTGACCCTCGTTATTATAACCCCAAGTCCAAACATAACCTAATTCATCTAAACACATAATATGTTTAGTGGTGTTCCAAGGATAAGTAGTGGCTTTAATAATTCTTGTATCTTCTAAACCGTGAACTCTGTAAAAACCATTTCTGTCTGATTGAGTATTACCGTGTCCCAATTCACCATTTGATTGTTCACCGTTTCTGTATAATTCTCCATTTTCCATAAGAAGCATACAACTATCTCTTTCTTCGTGTAATTGTATAACTCTAGGAGTAGTTAACTCTTGTCTTCTAGGATTTGTGTGATGACCTCTCATTTCTTGGTAACCACCTGCGTTCATATCCTCTGAACGTCTGTATTCCCAAAATCTCATATTCATTTCACCATAGTATGATGAGTAATGAGATTGTGAATCTTGGAATCCTGTTCTAGGATATCCCATACCCCATAGAACACCGTTTTTATCAATGTATCTATTAGCATTATCAATACTCATAGCTACGTTATTATGGTGTTTGTAAGGCCAATGCATTGGTTCTGGACCAAAGAACATAGCAGCATTTTCTTCTTGGTTAACTTGTCTACCAAAAGATTGCCAATCATTGAAATATGATTGTACGTGTGCTGGATAATCTTCGTAATCTTCTTTAATTAATCTACCACTTGTTGTTGTAGATTTTGACATTAAAGGAGACCTTGTTCTTTCTTGAGGACCAAAGTGTGGATATCTACCTTTTGTATCTCTTAAAGCTCTGTATAATCCTGTAGGACCTTTTGCGACTATTTCACCATCTGCTAATCTTTTTGTTGGTCTATAAATTACAACATCATTATAAGAGTATTGAGTATAAGGATTATATTCACCTCTAAATCTAATACCTGTTTGTAATCTGTCCCAATGTTTATGTCCTCTCCAAGATTGTTCAATTTCAAAACCTATGTTTGCATTATTGCCATACATACCTGTTTTACTTGCAGCTGAACAATATGGATAAATTTTTGTATATGAGTTTCTAAATCCGATTGGTATATAAATTTCGACAACTCTATCTTGGTTTTTCTCAAAAGCAAATTCACTACCACCTCTTGTTGTACCATCTTCAGTAGTGTATGCTGGCATATCTCCAGTATAACTTCCTCCACTATTTGCAAAAGTATCATTTAGTGAATTGATGTATTGTGCTTCTGTAACCTGTCTGTTATTTAAGAAGTATCTTACATAACCATTTTTACCTGCACCTCTCCACATTGGAATGTTTGTTGGTATATAAGACCTTGCTCTTGTTTGAGGAACATTTGTCTCTGCTGACCAACCCATACCGGAATGTTGAGAACAATAGTAATAAAGTTTTGGTGTACTTGCTCTTACTTTAATTTCTGTATATGCACCTTTTTTACCAGGTGTACCAACAACGGTTACGCCAGTTGTATAAGCTGAACCTGAAGCGTGTGTTCCATTGGCAGTTGTTGATAATTTTAAAGGATGTCCTTCGTTTGAACTATCTGATTGGTCAAATCTGTAAGTTAATCCTTCAGTTAGATTTAATGCAACACCAGATGTAGCGGTTACACCATCTATTGAATATTTGTTTGTTGAACCTGTATTGTAATAAGGGTGGTCACTAGGATTTCCTGAAACTACTGCAACTTCAAAAATTCTTTCATCAACAGGAGTTGAATCTATCATATTTGGTAAATGAAAAGTTGTACTATCATTTGATACCGTTTCGTTATTTGGACCTCTTATTATTTCTGAAAATGTAAAACTAGTTGAAGCACCTGCACCACCCATTCTAGTGTCTTCAGCGTTTGCACCTGAAGCTGATAGATATAGTGGATAAAATACACCTACTTGACCATTTGAATTAGTACCTACTACATAGTAAGGACCATCATTATCGGCTGCAAGTGAAGTACCACCTGAACCGTGAGTACCATCAACGGTTGTTGAAAACGCTAATGGAAAAGTTTTATTTGATTCGTCTCTTTGATGAAATCTATATTTTTCACCTTCTCTAAAGTGTGTAAAGTTTCTATCTCCATCGTGTTCTTGACCTAAATCTACACTTGGTAATCTATTATCAAATTTAAATTGATTTGAAGGAGAAGTTACCGCTTCTACGTAAAAGTTATTATGAACTGGTGTGTATGCTTGATAAAAAGCATTTTTTTCTGTATTTAATTCGCCATAGCCAAAGAAATTACTTCTATCACCTTGAGCGTAATCTTCTTTTTCGTGTAGTAAATGATATTGATAATCCAAGAACATACCATTTGAAATATTACTATAATTAGATTGTTCAAAAGGCATTCTTGTAGAGTTTTGTGTATTTTCATCATTACCATATCTTGAAGTGTTTACAATTCTTCTACCTGTAGCGTCATTTCTTTGGTCGTAATCTCTAACGGTATGATAACCACTTCTAAAATCCGGGTCGTTAGATAATGTTCTAGTCCATTTATAACCCATTTGTTTATCACCAGGAGCACACTCTTCATAACCAGTTGAGAGATAAGGATTTTTACAAATCCATAAAGAGTTATTAAACCAAACTACATCATCTTTACGATAGTTTGTATTTTTATTCCAATCTCCTTGGAAACTGAATTTTACTCGTCCTAAATTTACTTTTGCCATTGTTTATCTCTCTTATATTTATCCTAATATTGGTGGATGAGGAATGGTTACATATTGTCCGTCCCATTGACCTTGCATATAACTACCACCATATCCGTTTAAGTAATATCTGTTATCAAATGTTTTATATTCAAAGAAAGCATAGTTTGTGTCAGAGTTATCACCGTAACCACAACCGTTTACATCTTCAACGTTTGCCATCATTGACGGTGGTACTTTATTTTGAACAAAGTAACCATCATTAAAGTGTTCTTTACCATTCTCTGCGTCTCTATCTGTATTACAATTACCTGAACTGAAACCTACAGCAGCCATACCATAACTATTTCTACCTGCTGAATACATTATTCCGTCCCAAGTTAATATTCTTACAGACGTATCGTTATAATGTGAAAAACTTGAAATTTGTTTTACATTTCTAATATCTTTTTGTGTATTAGAACCAATTTGTACTTTTGGTGTTTGGAAACTATTTTGTGTTGTGTTATTACCAATACCTAGATTGTAATAGTTATTGTAACCAGCACATTGAATTTGACCCATACTATCTTCAATCCAGAAATTAGGATAGTTAGCGCAACCTGTAAACCACATATTATGAGCGTCTGAATTAGCCGCATTACCACAACCATTTGAACAAATTGTAAATGTATTTAAAGCAGTAGTGTTACCATTTCCCATCCAACCTGAACCGTTATAACCAGTTGTATAAATGTTTCCTCTTTCTGTCAAGATTGCAGCTCTTTGGTCATCTGAGTCTGTATCTTGTAATAATCTTTTAATTCTACCAACACCTGAGTCTGTAAATGCTGGAGATGAAATTTGTTGAGGTGTGTTTTGGTCAGATGTATTTCCTACACCTAATTGACCATCAGCGTTTCTACCCCAAGCATATAAATTTCCTGCTGTGTCAATTGCGTGAAC